AGCCTCTCTGGTGTCGTGCAACGCCTTCGACCGTATGGGGATACCCCATAGGAACTAACACAGAGAGTAAAAACGATAGTAAAAGCACGTCTGAACGTCTACTTCACCACCCACCGCGCCTGACGCCTTATCGGCGGGGAATCGACTCCCAGGGCATAGCGGTGAATCCGACGCCGCTACGGGCGATCTAGGGCCTCGTCCATGAGGCGAAGTCGCTAGACCTTCTGCGGGTCGAAGCCGAAAACTCGGTAACCGAAAGCGACCGTTCGGGCCACTGACGCCAGCGCGTCGATCACGGGGCGAGTCTGCTCCTCATCCCACTCGAGCGGGACAACAGCCGCCAACTGCTCGACAGTGTCATACCGACCACCGTCGGGCCCGACCCACTCAGCCTGCAGGCCACCCGACTCGTCGACCCACACCCGCGACGGAGTGCTCACCTCGATATCGGGCTCATCGGCAGCCGAGTCGGCGGGCCAGAGGACCGCATAGTCATTCACGTTCATCAGTGGCCTCCTCGGCCTAGAAGGGAATTGGGCAGACGGATCTCTCCGCCTCACCCCATACGTCTGCAAGTGGTCAACCCTGCCAGGGCTTCGCACGGAAGTAGCGCGAGTCACGAGAAGCCTCGAGACCCTCGGCGAGAACTCGGCGGATACGCGCATCACGCTTGTGAACCGCTTGCTTCGAGACACCGAGGCGCTCAGCCATGACCACCGCAGGGATACCGTCAGAGCCGTCGTAACCCCAGCGGGCACGGGCGTACTCCTGATCCTTCACCGACAACGTCGACAGAGCCGCAATGATGGCGCGGTCCTGACGGTAGTTGTACGGCTTCGGAGCGACACGGCCCCGCACATGGTCACCGAACTCGAGCGGGCTCGAGTGAGCCAGCACCGTTCGCACATGCTCCTCAGCGACCTTGAACTCAGCCACCGCATCGGGCATCGGCTTACCGTCGCGATACGCATTCGCGGCGGATACTGCCGAGTGCCACTGACGGGCAGACAGGTAGTCACCGAACACCGAGATGACCGCGACATCCTTACCCTTCGTCGCCAGCCACTGCGTGAACGTCAACGGGCTCGAGCCCTTCACCCGCGACTCAAGCCACGAGGCAGCCGCAGCCGTCACATCCTCGACAGCCTGCGCGAAGTCACCCTCATTCGAGCGGGCATACATGCGGCCCGTGCGCGCGAGCGCATCCTCCTTGTGAGAGAGGAACTCGAGAACCGAGCGCGGGTCACCGATCAGCGCGTCAACATTCGCGGGGCGGTCGTAGAACTTGATCGGCGTACTCACGCGGACTCCATACGGTCCAGACGTGCAGCCACCTGCTCGCACAGAGTCATCGCCGTATCAAAGTCGATACCGACCGACGCCGCGCACTCCGCGACAATCCCTGACACTTCATCGATCTGCCCAGTAGTGAACATGATCAGATTCTCCATCTACGCCATGGACGGATGCCACGGAACGCGTGCGCCTCGAGGAGTCGAACCTCGACGGAGACCATCGGCGCGAACTTGCTATTGCCTGGGGTTCGTCCCAGGACTGACCACGGCCTCGGATACCGAGCCCCCATGCAACTGGGACACCCTTGCGGGCGGTGGCCTCGCGTCCCTCGGAGAATCGCTCTCGCGGCTCCGCATACGCGCTTACCTCTGCGGTTCCCTCCCCGCTATCGCGACTCGTTCTCGCGCCTCGCGGCTCAGGCCTGCAGCGGCCTCTCTCTACCCAGGCCTCACTGGTGCAGAAGTTGCAGCACCAGCGAGATCAGGGCTCGGAATAGCAGCCCCACCTAGGGACACAGTTACTGCCTTGACGTGTATCCTGCTGGCAGGTTACAGTCTCAGGAAGTAAAGATTTCTTACCTCCTGATACCAGTCTACAGGACAGATCCTACCCCGACAAATTGGTATCGTGAAGTAGTAAACCTTACCCAAATTAGACGCGCTGGAAGGGCAAACGGTTCCATTTATGTCAAAGAAATCTGAAAGTGTCCGTTATGCGGGATACGCCCGAATCAGCGTCGAGAAGGATGAAAGTACGAGTATTGCCTCTCAGACCGCCATGCTCGAGCGGTGGGCACAAGCCCACGGAGTCGAAATCGAGATCTACACCGACAGCGGATACAGCGGGTCCAAGGATCTCGAGCGACCCGCGTTCGAGCGAATGATCCTCGACAAGCCCGACGTGATCGTGGTCAAGAGCATCGACCGACTATCTCGGCGACTCGGTCAAGTAGTCGCGCTCGCTGATGAGTTTCGACTCATCACCGTCGAGGGCGGCATCGACACAGGCACCAGCGGCGGACGCATGATGATCGAGATGCTCGGAGTCATGGCAGGCGCAGAGTCGCGCAACATCGCCGACCGCATGCGCGTCAGCATCGACCATCGCAGGCGAGAAGGTCGAGCAACAGGACTCGCACCGTATGGCTTCAGACACGAACAGCGCGACGACGGCGCCTACCGAGTGCTCGATACCGAGCAGGCGAACATCGTCCGCGAGATCGGTGAAGCCGTCCTCGAAGGCACCCCGATCACCCGCATCGCCGACAGGCTCAACGAGCGCGGCGTGCTCACCGCCAGGGGCAACAAGTGGAGTAGTGCGACCGTTGCCCAACTCCTCGACAACAAGGCATACGCGGGCATGCGCCCGCTCGGCGAAGACGTTATGCGCGACGGCGACGGACTGCCGATCATCGATGAAGACCTAGCAATCTTCACGCTCACCGAATGGCAGCGCATCGAGGAACTACGCGAAGCCCGACGAGCATTCGCGCCACGTGGTGAGAAGCACGAACGGCTACTGCTGCAGGGCCTCGTCAGATGCGCGGGCTGCGGGCGTGCGATGGTCAGGCTCACGACCACCGCCAAAGGCAAGCAGTACCACGGCTACAGATGCCCCGCCGACGCGGTGAGCCTATGCGACACCAGAGCAACAATCAGTGCGAACCTGCTCGAGCAGCACGTCGGCGCAGAACTCTCGACCATGATGGCAATGCCGATCCGCAATCGAGTCACCGACGCCGACCCCGTAGCGGTGCAAAGGCGCGCACTGCTCTCCACCGAAATGGCATCCATCGCCGAGAGCCTCGGCACCGCCAGCCCCGACGACATCGGTCCACTCGCCGAACGGCTCACCGCACTACGTCGAGAGCACGACGCGATCGTCGTCGACACAATCGAAACCCTCACCGACAGCGGCCAGACGTTCGGCGACCTATGGCCAACCGATCCTCGATTCGTCGTCGAGTACGCGATCGAGATGATCGTTGTCGGTAAGGCGAGCGGCACACGGACACCAGCGTCAGAACGCGTCACGATCATCTGGAGAGACGACACCGATCACGACGGCTGACCTCTAGACGGCCTTGCCCCCAGATGAGGGGACCAACGTCTTGAGGCGATCGCGACCGTCAGGCACATAAGTTGGGACCAACTTCTAACGGGGGAACCGTATGCGCCGCACACTAGCCACACTCGTAATCACCGCGATCGCTCTCACGGGTATCGGCGTGAGCGCACCTTCCGCCACTGCCGCGACCGACAAGCAGATCATGGCGCTCTACCACACAGTCGGATTCAAGATTTACAAGTACACCAACTCAATCGACCGCACCTTGATCTGCTCGGCCTACACCACTGGTCGCGAAGAAGGACAGATCAAGGCAATGATCGGACTCGTTAAGAAGGTCGCGAAGATCAAGAAGTACAAGGCGAAGTACACCGAGGCCGAGTACCGAAAGATCTCAGTCGACATTCTCAACATCATCTGCAGTGACTCCGCGATGGCGCGAGACTCCGTAGCAAACGACTACTAGAGATCGCTCATCGCCTAGCCGTGCAGACGTGACTCGGCGCGCATGGCGACAGCGCTCACCAGGCGAGTCGCCATGTCCGAGGCCTTCCAACCGTTCTCGATCACGCGAACGTGAGCGCGCTGCAGGTCATCAGCGGTGAAGCCTCGCGCGGCAGCCTTCTCGAGTTCGTACTCCGACAGTTCGACAGGTTCGATGTACTCCGATAGTCCCAGAAGTTCAGCCACGGGAACCACCCGTGTAGACACCGCGAAGCACCTTCTGCGCTGACCTTCCATCAGTAGTCGGCAAGCGCAGCGACGCGATCAGCCGTGCAGCGGTCAAACGCTGCTGACGGATCTCACTCGCACTCGGATTCGCGGCAAGGCGACCCGACGGCTGCATGATCGTTACTCCGTACTCGTCGAGCGACTTCTGCAGATCGGCGATGGTGTCCATCGTTCGACACGCATTCACCAGGGTGACTATCTCAGTGTCGGTCAGCCGATATTTGGACACGACCGATAGCCACAGGGCTTCACCGTCGGCGCGAAGATCGTCAGGCGTGGCAGGCGGCCAGGACGGTGACGGTAAAGCAGTGACAACAGGCTTCTTGCGAGGGGTCATGAGATCTCCGATCGGTAGGGGGCGACTCGAGGTCGCTGGAATTTGTCAGCGGGACTTTCGAAAACGATGCGGTTGGACCCCAGCGCTGCCTGCAGCGTCGGCGCCGGGGGGCAGCGCGCGTGGGCGGAAGGGTAGTGCCCCAGGGTAGGCACGCACTCCGCCACGTGCTCGAGCAAGTCACCGAGCATGCTGACTACCAACGCGAGTCAGCGACCCGCCTTTAGAACGTAGCCAAGTTGTACCTTGTGCGGTGCAGACTTGTACTGGTCCAGCCACACCAGGCGGCATTGCAACCGAGACGGTCGACCCGTCTTCGTATGACCATTGTCCCTCAGCGTTTAGCGACACAGTGGCAACTGGACCAGCGCACAACGGGCAAGCATTTAGATCAGACATCTTCAAACTCCATCTCTCGCAAAACTGTCGGCAAGCGCCTTACTCGCTGCTCGCCGCTCCTCCATGACACGCACATGCTCACGATGCACGCGAATGTCTTCGGCGAACCAAAACGCTTCAACAACACCAGCGTCAGGCCGAGCAGACTCATAAGTGATCCGCTCATCCCGAGACGGAACGCAGTAACTGACAAACGACTTCACGGAACTCCTCACACACGGGCACTGACGGCGCACCTTGCGCACGTCAGGCCACCTTCACGAACACCAGAAACGGGCATGGGAAAAGTCATTTCGAAATGACATTCACACGGGCAGACAGGCAGGGCATGGCGTCGGAAATTTCCGACACGGTACGACACCGAGGTCGAGAGCCGTGGCTCTCACCCTGGTAAGACACCGACACCAACAATCACCGCGACACGCTGAGCGCACGCGATCGGCGACACACCACCTAGTCGGCAGCCGTCAACGGTGTGAAGGTGCTCGGCGAGTAGCAACGCCAGCAGAGACCGCTCGCCTCGAACTTGTATGCAACACGGTGACAATGGGGGCAGGGTTCACCCTCGACAGTCTTCGGAATAACTTCAACAACTTCATTCATGCTCAATCCTTAAAGCACACCGAGGAGGCGGGAGCGCGTAGCCGCTCCCTGCCCCACTCGGCGTTGGTATTTAGTTACCGCGTACCAGTACGGCAGCGGCCAGATGACTCGGCCCGATCGGCTCAGACTCGATCTGCGGTGTAGACCGATCCACAGTGCTCGTCACACCGACAGAGCGCTCGATCGCGTCAGCCGTGATGGCTTCGATTTCACGGGCCTTCATGCCGACACCGCCTCGAGTGCGTCCAGCACGCGGCCAGCCGCATTCTGAAGCGATACAGCAGCATCGCCACCAGCGCGACGCGCCTGCTCAGCGGAACCGTTGCGAAGCGCGCGGGCAATGTCATCGTGCTTGCCAGTGCTTGCAAGGTTTCCAGCACTGACGATGTCAAGGTAGGCAGCCTCGAGGAGGCTCGCGGCCTCAACAGCGCGAGCACGTGCACGGTTAAGCGGGACGGTCACCAAGGACAGATCCGCCGCAACGACTCGTGCCACCTCAGCGTTAAGGACGTTAACGCCCCACGAAATTGACTCTGAGGCACGCTTTACGCTGACTTGAGCATCACGCACCGCGTTCAGATCAGCACTCGTGTAAAGCCGCTCGGCCTCTGCGAGGTAAGCATGCTCGGCGGGAACACCAGTCGACTGTGATACTCGGTAGAGATCCTGATGCGCTTCATTCGCAGCAACGATTCTCTCGTGCACCGCGACGATGAACGGCTCGAGAGAAGCGGCGTGCTCCGCCGAGTGTGCAACGACCGTGGCAGTAACGCCAGAGTTCGGGATCACAGCAATCATGTCAAGCAGGTCAGGGGTAGTTGAGGTCTTGGGCATCTGTCGCTCCAGGGTAGAAGTTGAACGGGACGAACTTGCAGAAGTAGCGGGACTCACTTGGCAATCACCTCGAAGTCACCGAGAGATTCGCTCCAGCGGAAATGCCGCTGCTCTGGACGTGACGACTGTGACGGGTATGGCAGGGGCGAAGACCACGTACCCCATTCGGCGATCTGTGCGGGAGTAAACAGTTCACGCGCAGCCGCACGGGCTTGCCTTTCGACCTCGCGCGACTGCGACTGCGCAAGCCTGTTTGCTTCTCGCCTACGCCAGTTAGCAACTGGCTTATCTTCGTATTGCATCTAATTTCCAATCTCGCCGTATGACTCGGCTGCTCGGGGCACGAAGGGCCCCGCATTTTGCGCACGCCCACGGACATTGCACCGTGGTGAAGGCTTGACCTTGCGTGCGTCCCGCAGTGCAGACAGGTGACGATCAGTACCTACTGCGGGAGATTGCCGACGGGGAGACGCCGTCGGAGAAGGGGGCCCGCCACCAGGAGGAGCCTCACCAGTGACGGGCGGCACGCATCACCCTGTTCCCCAACAAGATGCGCGCCAGCAGGGACTCGGCTAGGAGGGCCCTGCGGTCTAGAAGTCAACACCCACCGCGAACGACGGATGCGTGACGGAGATGTCATCGAACAAGCCCTCATCGAGAGCGACTGAGACATCGGCAGGCGACAACTCCAACTCAGCAGCCATCACCATGAACGTGCGGCCCGTAATGTAGTGGGCACCGCTCGCATGGATGTTCTCACGCACCACCTCACGGTGAGCAGCGCGGAACGTCACCCAGTCGAGGAAGTCGACCAGATTGTCGGCAGGAGAATCTGACGCAAGCATGCACTCGTAGTTACCCGTCATGCTGCCAAGCGGAAGACGCCAATTCTTTGTCTCACGCTTGATCAGCGACTCGAGTACACCGACGTACTCGCCATCAGAGATCCACACCCACTCGACAGCATCCGAAGGAATGAAGCCCTTCGCACGATGCTGCGACATGCGCTGCGGAACACCGATGCGAGTGATACCGAAGTGCAGCAGGATCTCGCCTGGTGCCTTGTCAGTCGTCATCGCGGGATCGAAGTAGAGCCACGCACCGCGAGGCGACTCCGCCAACGTCTCGCGACGCATCCACGGATTGCACTCGTAGCAGCGGACAGTGGAGCCGTACTTCTGCACCCACTCCGAATCGCACGACGGACACTTCAAGCACACCTCATGCCCGACCTTCACATCACCAGGATCACGCGGATCAGCCCACAACTCGCGCGCCTTCTCCATGTGATCGAGTGGCATGTTCACACCGTGCGCACGCTTGTTGCCCTTGCACATGCCACAGCGCCACTCCTGCGGATGCGGAAGAAGCCAACGAGTAGTCGCCACCGACAGGTGAGCATCACACATCAGCGGCACCTGACCGACCGTCGTGTGCGTCACGCGGTTCGGATCGACAACTACCATGCGCGACGCGACGTCAGGATCAGTCACCGCGACAGTGTTCACGTCAGGAACCGCAACACGGCGCTCGCAGATCTGGCAGAACTCGACACCCTTGCGCAGCCTGCCCATCGAACGGACATTCGCCACAGTCGAGTGATCGTCGCAGATCACAGGCACCTGATCGAGACTGTTCGTCGCGATGACGCGGTGCGGATCGTAGATGAGAACACGCGACGCGAGTTCATCATCCTCAGCCGCGAGCGTGTTCACGCCAACCGCGAGAGAAGTACGCGAGCAGATGCCACACTGCACGCGACCGTCGAGATCGTTGTACTCGCATGCACTCTTGAGACGCACAACATTCGCCACACCAGGGTGCTCATCGCAGATCACAGGGGCCTTGCCGAGCCACCTATCACCAGAGCCGATGAACTTCGACGGATCGACGATCAGGATGCGTGACGCGATCTCGCGATTGCGCTCCCACAGCGTGTTGAAGCCTGGCGCGATTGACTGATTGTTGCAGGTGCTGCAGGCGTTCGGACGCTTCGCGCGCTTCTCAACGCTCGCGACACCAGCCACACCAGCATGCTTGCCATCAGCACACAGGAACGGAGCCTTGACACCAGACGTCGCCGCACTGACTAGCGCAGGGTGGAAGACAAGAATGCGAGAAGCAGCATCAGGCGACATCACCGACAACGAATGCGCAGGAGGGTTTGCGATCTTCTCGTCACGGCGCGCAACCGCGTCAACTCGGCGCTGCTCCGCAGCAGCCTCGCGACGCTCGGCATCGCGCACGGCAGCAGCCTCAGCCTTCTCCTGCTTGCTTGCCTGCTTGCTTGCATCACGCTCAGCAGGAGACAGCATTCGCCACGCATACACGCGATCAGCCTCAGCGATCATCTCAGGAGTACCACCAGAGAAGCGCTTGCGCGCCTGATGGCAAGCCCAGCAGCGCATCTTGCCGCGCGCCACCTTGGCATTGTCGCCAGCAACAACATGCCCACGCGTGCACAGCAGCGTCGACTCACCAGCAACCATCGAACGGACATAGCCGTCGTACAGCGACCAGCCTGTCACCAGACCGAACTGATCGAGAGCCACGAAATGCGAGCAATCAGGCAGACGCTGAGAGTCAGCGAGAGCCTTCACACCCACCAGGCGGGCACCAATCACCTTGCCCGACTCATCGTGCAGCCGAACGCATTCGACCACACCATCAGCGAACGTCTTCATTACGAACCTTCCGCCGAGTCAGACGCACGCCGACACGGCACACCGAGGTACCTGACCACGGTGGCAACACAGGGGAACTACTGCTCGAGCGCCTTGCCCTCAAGCCACGCGATCACTCGCTCATCACCAAACGGCACCCGCTCGACGCTATGCAGCATTGGCAAATCCGAAGTGTCATAGCGCTCAAGCGTCCGCATCACCTGCGCCTTGATATCAGCGCCACCGAACCCGAACGGATTATCGAGATCGTCCTCGAGAATCGCGCGCAACTCCTTGTACGGGATCGACTGGCCCTCGAAATTGTCGAGACAGAACGACGCCAGCCACTGCCAGCGAGCAGCATCCGTCATCTCAGGAGCGATACGAGCAAACTCGAGCACCGCAGTCACACCATCACCACGACGGTGCGTGAACGTCGTCTCAGCGGTCACCTTCACACGCTTCGCGATAGTGGAGCCGACACGATCCTCGAGACCGTCACGAACATCGTCGAGCAACGTCGTCGACGCAGGCGACAGAATGTCGTCATAGAACGACTTCACCAGACGCCAAATACCGTCATCAGACTCAGACAGCCAGCCCCAGGCGGAAGCGAACTGCTTACGCGTGCGATTACGCTTGTCGAGATCCTTCGAGTAGCGCAGAGTGTCGCCATGCACCACCAGCAGAAGAGCACCAGCCTCACGCGGCTGATACTTCAACTGCTCCGTGCCTGACTTATTCCAAGCGTCTTCATCGAAGCGCTTGTTTCGAGAGAGCGCCATCTCGCGCTCGGTGTCCGTCGGAAGATGCGAAGACCTAGGCAACTCGCACCCCCATAATGGCGGCAGCCTGCACACCGACAACAGAACCGTCAGCGGCGTGAATGATGAAACCGCGGCGACCAGCAGTGCCGTCAGTCTCAGCAATGCGGATCAAACCCTCGGAGATCGACTCAACGTCGAGCCAATCATCCGAGCCTTGCAACAGCACTGAGCAAACTTGCCCAGGCGGAAATCGATGAACAGTAGCCATGAATTTTCTCCAAGGTGATTAGGTGAACGCGAACGAATACGTGTTCACCGTGTGAGGTGTGTGTTGCTTGTTTCCACCCCGATTTGCCACCCCTAAGGCATGGCGAAGCGGAGCAGGATCAGGGGAACGGGCAGTGCCCGTGTAGGCCCGCGAAGCGGGCTAGGTAGCGACGACGCATCGTCGATTAGGTGCAGGGGGTGGCAAATTGCCTACAGGCAGAAAGGCACCCCTAGGTAGTTAGAAACACTCCGTGTCCCCTAAATGGGGGGTGGCAAATAGAGGGGGAAACAAGTGAAATCCATCCCCGTGAGTAATAGGAAAACCTGAAAGTTTCACCTACTTACCTACTTACCTGGACGCCATACCAGCCCGACACATTCAGCGAATCGGTGAGACCGTACGGAGACGACACTTCTGTACAGAGATGTCGTCTTAGCACGGTCTTTCACCAGAACCAGCCCTTGCGAGGTGGGGTGCGGGCATTGCCCGATGTCGCAGCCTTCGGCTGCTAGTAGTGGGACCGTATGGGGATCGGAGTGAGATGCCTAGAGGTGTATCCCCATACAGAGGCGGAGCCTCTCTGGTGTCGTGCAACGCCTTCGACCGTATGGGGATACCCCATAGGAACTAACACAGAGAGTAAAAACGATAGTAAAAGCACGTCTGAACGTCTACTTCACCACCCACCGCGCCTGACGCCATTTCAGAGCGGAATCGACTCCCAGGGCATAGCGGCGAATCCGACGCCGCTACGGGCGATCTAGCGCCTCGTTATAGGGGCGAAGTTGCAGGAATCGACAGCACCGACAGTGCCACGAGACACGCGAAAAGCCCCGCCAAGGTGGCGGAGCCTGGTGGAGAGGTAGTCCTCTCAGTCCTATGGGATTTTGGTAACGCAGACGGATGATCTTGAAAAACTGAATTTCTGAGCAATTTCCAGGTAAGTCTCTAGGGAGTCGAAAAAGGGCCCTAGGAATAAGGGTGAAAGTTCTCAGGAATTCAGTTCTTCAAGACCGTTCTCGGTGATCGAGGCGGAGCCTCGTCGGTGAAGTCCGAGACACCGAAAGGGCCCCTGCACGCGCGGGGGCCCACAGTTTCGGAGTCAGACAGCCAGCCCGAGATCCTCGAGCCAGTCCACGGGGCGACCCGTGCGAGCCTCATCAGCCTCAGCCTGAACCAGCAGATGCCAGCGAGTCAGCACCGCGAGAGTCTCCTCGTCAGGCATTCGCTGATCGAGCAGCAGCCAGCGCCACGCAACATCGGTGATGTCCATCGCCTTACCCGCACCGACCTCAGCCCACACACGTTCAGGGTGACCATCCTTGGTGACGGTGACAGCAACCACGTTCAGGGTGATGTCCTCGACCACGCCAGTGACGGGATCGACTCCTGCCACGACCACGGCGAGATTTTTCGGGTTCAACATCAGGGACTCCTCGAGCAACTGCCGCCAGACGGCAGCATCAACATCAGCGGGTAGAGCAGTAGTGCTCTCACCCCTATGGGATTTTGGTAACGCAGGCTTCGCCTCAATCGACCGCCACGGGCGATGATCACCACCAGCGCGACGGAACTCGAGTTCACGAGCACTCACGCACCAGGCAAGGGCTGCCATCGGACCATCACCACCAGCGGAACCAGTCTCACCAGCGCCCTTCAGCGGCGAAATGTAAAAGTCGAAGCCATTCAGGATCTGGAAACCGTCCAGCGAAGCACGGGCCGACGTACGGTGACCAGTGCGCACCTCGTCAACGTGACCACCAGCGAAGTCAGCAACATTGCCGAAACCGCCGAGCGGCTCGGTGACGTGCGGCTGACCGCTGCGCCAAGACTTCTGCTTAGCAGCCTTGCGGGCCGCAACACACTTCGCGGCCCCACAAGTCACGGGAGCGCGACCAGGGCCAGAGCGCAGGATCTCCGCACCACAATGCGGGCAGAAGCCGTAGGACTTCACGCGGACTCCTTGCGGGCCAGCGCCTCAGTCAGAGCCACCGCCAACACATGCGCGGTCTCCTCGTTGAGCCCATGCCAGCCAGCAACCTCCATGAAGGTGCCACTAATCTCGAGCAGTTCGTTATCGGTGAACATGTCACCATCTTTCTACGCCGAGAACGGTCGTCTCGGATCGCGTACCCCGCCAGGTCGTGAGCCTGGTGATCAGCGGTCTGATCGGGGCGATAAGTAAGGGGCTTTCGAGTTGCTGCAGGAGTCGTGGCACGGTCAGCGCTCGTCCTTACGCATTGCTCCTGGCGTCCGCTCGAGGAGCCGACCCGCACGATGGCGGGCGGTGCTCTGAGTCACCACCAGTGGCTGCCGAGCAGTTCGCCTTCCCACGTCCCCAGCGCCGAGCCGCTTGCTGGGGGAGCCTGGCGCTTACTCAGAGCCGTCTTCCCTTGCTGCCTTGCGTTACTGCGTGTTGCTATGACCTGCTGGCAGGTGATACGGTTCCGAAGTAAAAGGATCAGCAGCACCTAGAGACAGATTACAGGTGAGCGGCTACCCCGTCAAGTTGACATCGAGAAGTAAAGGAGCCCCTCATGGCAGCCATCGCAGGTTACGTCCGATTGTCGGTGACCAAGGACGAATCCACGAGCGTGGCGGCTCAAACCGCGATCCTCCAGCGCTGGGCCCAGGCCCAAGGCACCGAGATCACCCTGTACACCGACGACGGATTCTCAGGGTCGAAAGACATTGAGAGGCCCGCGTATCTCAGAATGCTCGGAGACATCGAAGCAGGCATCATCTCGACCGTCGTGGTCAAGTCCATCGACCGACTAGGGCGACGCCTCGGGCCCGTCATCGCACTCGCCGACAGGGTGCGGATCGTCACCGTCGAGAACGCAATCGATACCGATACTCCTACGGGTCGACTCATGATCTCACTGCTCTCAGTCTTCGCCGAGCAGGAGGCTCGAGCGATGGGGGAGCGCATGACCGTATCCATCGACCACCGCCGCAAGGCAGGCCGATCAACAGGTCTACCGCCATTCGGCTATCACAATGAGCAGCGGGCCGACGGCGCTTATCGAGTCCTTGACACCGATCAGGCATCGACCGTGCGTCGGATTGGGGAGGCCGTACTCGACGGCACCCCGATCACCAGAATCGCGGACGCCTTGAACGGTGACGGAATCACGACAGCGCGCGGCTTCAAATGGTCGAGCGCAACCGTGGCGCAGTTGCTCGACAATCCGACGTATGCAGGCATGCGGCCACTCGGTGATGACGTGATGCGGGGCGACGACGGGCTACCGATCATCGATGAGAGCCTGGCGATCTTCACGCTCACCGAATGGCAGCGGATCGAAGAACTTCGCGAGGCCCGTCGGGCGTTCGCGCCGAGAGGCGAGAAGCACGGACGGCTGCTGCTGCAGGGCATCGTGCGGTGCGCAGGATGCGGGCGAGCAATGGTGCGGTTGATTACCACCGCGAAAGGTAAGCAGTACCACGGGTACCGATGCCCCGCCGACGCGGTGAGCCTGTGCGACACCAGGGCGACGATCTCTGCGAACCTACTCGAACAATTCGTCGGCTCAGAGTTGTCGACCATGATGGGCATGTCGATTCTCGAACGCGTCACCGACGCTGACCCCGCAGCGCTGCAACGTCGCGCGCTGCTCTCCACCGAGATGGGGACGATCGCGGCGAGCCTTGCGACAGCAGCACCCGAAGACATAGGGCCACTAGCCGAACGCCTCACCGCACTACGCCGTGAGCATGATGCCATCGTCGTCGACACCATCGAAACCGTCACCGACAGCGGTCAGACGTTCGGAGACCTATGGCCCACCGATCCGAGATTCGTTGTCGAGCACGCGATGGAGATGATTGTCGTCGGTAAGGCGAGCGGCACGCGTACCCCAGCCGCCGACCGCGTCACGCTCATCTGGCGGGACGACACCGATCACGATGCCTAGCCGTGCAGTTTCGACTCGGCACGCATCGCCACGGCGCTCACCATACGGGTCGCCATGTTCGAGTCTTTCCAGCCGTTCTCAATGACTCGCACGTGAGCGCGCTGCAGATCGTCAGCAGTGAAGCCACGCACGGCAGCCTTCTCGAGTTCGTAAGCCGACAGGGCGACGGGCTCGATGTACTCAGACAGCCCAATGAGTTCAGCCATTAGTGAGCACCGCCGTAGACACCGCGCATGACCTTCTGCGCAGACCTTGCATCGGTAGTAGGTAAGCGGAGCGACGCAATAAGCCGAGCAGCCGTCAAGCGCTGCTGGCGGATCTCGGACGCGGCAGGGTTCGCAGCCAGTCGGCCCGACGGCTGCAAGATCGTTACCCCGTGCTCGTCGAGCGACTTCTGCAGATCGGCGATCGTGTCCATCGTTCGACAAGCATTCAGCAGCGTCACGATCTCTGTATCCGTCAGCCGATACCTCGACACCACCGACAGCCACAAGGCTTCACCATCGGCGCGAAGATCAACGGGCGTAGCGGGGGGCCAAGACGGCGCGGGCAGTGCAGTCACGATGGGCTTCTTGCGAGGGGTCATGCGGATCTCCGATCAGTAGGGGGCGACTCGAGGTCGCTGGAATTGGGCGGCGGGACTTTCGAAAACGATGCGGTTGGACCCCAGCGCTGCCTGCAGCGTCGGCGCCGGGGGGCAGCGCGCGTGGGCGGAAGGGTA